TAACGCCTGCTACACCGGGCGCTGTGAACACCACTAGATTAGAAGCACCATCTCTGATCTGCACCGTCGACGTTGTGCCGTACTGAAACAAGCCGCCCTTCAAACGGGTGCGGCCTTCAAACACTACAGTCGTGGCATTGGCCGGGCATATACCTGGCCGTACGTCTGATTGCATAGCCATAATGGCCCCCTATTAGTTGTTCTGCTGACCAAAGAGGGGATCAGTAACGTAATAGAAGATGATGCCACCGACGTTACCAGTTGCCGAACTCTTGCTCTGCGTCGTGACCTTGACGTTCTTAGTTGCGCTCATCACCAGACCCAGACCTGCGCCGTTGCCGGTAGAGCCAGGAGTAATAGTCGCCACAGCAGAAGCGCCGTTTGCCAGATAGGAAGCATTGTTGGTAGCGCCATCTACAGTGACGTAGCCAACGTTCATCGTGCCAGAGGTTAGCGCGTCAGTAATCATGACGTGCGTAACAACAGCGTTTGCAGGAAGAATGAGTTCAGTAGTTTGACCCTGTGCAACAACAACGTTACCAGAGACTGCCGCGTTAGCAACATAGAAAGTTGCTGCCATGACGCCGGTGCCACAGTAGGCTTGGCGAGTGTTGTCACCGCCGCCCGAACGCCAAATGGATTGGGTAGTAGATACAGCCATCGAATTGTCCTCACATGCGAGTTAGGTGGGGCAATCTGCATGTCGTCAGCCGGGACTGTTTGCCTCACCGGGGTTTCCCGGAGTTACCGCGTTATAGCATAAATCTATGAAAAAAGGGGGGTTTTTAACCCCCCTTCTATCAAGCACCTTGAGATGCAAACATACCAAGTGGATCCGAAAAACCGAACGAATAACGTTCACGGGACTTGTAACGTACGTTGCCAGTATCAAAGTCACCATCCATCGAGTTCTGCAACGGAATACGAACAAAGTGCTTCATGCCGTTAGGAACATCAGTGGTCAGGAACCATGCGTTCGTATCGGTCAAGTAGTGGTTGATCGTATAGCCTTCCGGAATCGAACCGTTGTTGACAATGGCGTTGACGTCGTTGTCATTGGTTCCCGGACGCAGTTGAGTCTCCAACAGGCGGGTGGCCACAAACTGGAGTGCCGGTGGCACGATCAGCTTGCGAGGACGTGCGGCGATCAGCAGACCACGTTCGTCGGTCCAAGCTGCGATCTGGATGACTGCGTTTTCCAACGCGGTTTCCGAAAGGTCAACTTGGGTCGACGGTGTGTTGCTGTTGGTGCCGCCGGATACCAGCGGGTGAGCTGTGCTGAACAGAGCAACGCCGTCACCACCGGGGTAGTTGGACGAGAAGCCATTGTTCAGAACTGCTGCCGCCTTCACCTGCTTGGTGTAGGACATCGCACGAGCCAGCGCCTTGGTATAACGAGCCGACAGGCTGTCATACAGGTTATCTTCGATGGCCTCTTCGGTCAGCGAGAAACCCAGAGCGATGGTTTCGTGGTTGTATCGTGCGGTCCAAGCTTCCTGGCCGTTGTCGTACCGGATCGCAGAACCTTCGTTCTTAACCGGTGCAGCACTAAAGCCAGAGAGCTTGGTCTCTTCTTCGAAGGAACGCTCAGAGGTCTCAGTTTCGTAGATCTCTTTGTGTTCTTCACCATAACGAGCGTACTCCATGCCGAACAAGGCGTTCAGGCCAGGCAGTAGCTCTTTCAGTAGTTGTGCGCGTGAAATAGCCATGTCTTACTCCTTAAACACCGGTCGGGTTCAGATACGCATGACCGCCTGTAACCGTCGAGGTTACCGTGTTTGCGCCAGCCAAATTAATGGACGCGGTGCTAACAATGTACGGTGCGTTGAATTTGCAAATAAACTCGCAGTAACCGTTTGCGCTGTTCGATGTGTCAGGGACAATGTCCACAACACGAATCGGCAACGAAGCGGTAGTTGCAAAAGATGTACCATCAATCGCAACTTGCGAATCACCTGTGGTATTTGAACCATTGTTCTGCACAAGTGAAGCGTTTACACCGATATTCTGTGAGCTATAAAAAGCCACAGTAGTACCAGAGGAAACGGCAGCCACTTTGAACAGAACGTCTGGGTCATCCACGATGTAAGCCTGGATGTCAGGAGCGTTAGTACCGCCAGCGTAGGACTGGAAGTTCAGCTTCTGCTGGGTGGACGGGTTCGTGTAAGTGCAACCCAAAAAGATGCCAACCGGTGCTGCTGTAGTCGTGCCGGTCTCTTTGACAATAGTGCCATCGGCGTTCATCTTGACTACATCGCCATAGTAAATGCTAGTGGCATAGCCAGCAGCAATACGGAATAGGCGAGTCGAACCGGCGTACACCTGCCCGCCAATCAAATTGATCGGCTGAAGCCCATAGGGCTTTTCAACAGTAGGATATGCCATTTATAACTCCAATAAGTTTAACCGCCGCCCTTCGTGGTCGAGGAACTCGACTCTTTGAATAACGGCATACGTGGGTCATTTTGACGCATTAGGTTGTTGTCCACCGCTCTGATTTGCTGTTCCGATTGATCTAGGTAATGTTGATTACGCTGCTCGGCCAGCTCTTCAGGCGTCTTGCACAACAACACGTCGCCGACTTGGACACAGTCTTTCCACCGGCCCTCGCCATTGACTAGCAGTGCATATTGCGGTTGCTCTTCAATCTTCACCGGCTCCCAACCTTCTCTTATCTTGGAAGAGATGTTGCGAACATCGGATTGTGATGTGAGCAGAACGCGAATCCAACGGTATCTGTAACCCGGTTGCTTATCTGGTTCTGGCAGAAGCTCCGGCGGCCTCCACTGCTGGGGACGCTGCGTTTGGTTACGACTCTCTGTACTACGGGGCATACGATTCTCAGCCATTTCTCGCCTCCAATTTTTGCATTTCCTGCACGTATTTTTCCAACGGTACGCCAAGTTTCTTTGCCATGGCGACTGCGGACTGCTTGACTGTGATCTTTTTGGACCCAGTGCTGCGCGTTGCAGGCGCTACTACCGGAGCAGGCTTCTCTCGCTGGGGTTTTGCCTCCTGCTTAGAGCCTTGAGGTTCAGCTTCCTCCTCGTCTGCAAAATGCTCTGGGAACCGACGACGCATTGTTTCGTCGACCTTCTGCCAGTATTCATCAGTGGACGGATATGCCGTGCCATGCTGACTGACCAACTTCTGATGCAAGCCCAGAGCCAAGCTGGTCATTTCTTCGTCCTTACCGAACCATTGATTGCGCTCTTGCCACGCTATCGTCTTTTGGTCAGGACGAGGTACTGTATTGGCAACAGCTTGTACAGGAACTTCTTCCTCTTGTCTAGACGGAACAAATTCTGACACCCGCTGTAATTTGTACTGCGCTCTGTTCAGCTTCTCCTGCGCCTGAAGGATCTGTTCAGAGTCACCCAGGTCATAGGCTTCCTTGAACTCCTTCTTGGCCGACTCAAACTCCAGCTCTGCCGCCGATTTAGCCGTAGCTACATACGCCTGCTCGCCAGAACTCAGCCGGCTTTTCAGCGCGTTGTTCTCTTCCATCAACCGCTTGGCATAAGCAAAAGCCTCTTGCTGCTCCCGTAACGCTTGATCTTTCTCACGGCGCTCGTCGTTCCAGACCTTCTTTAGCTGTTTGAGCTTGGTCTTTACTTCCTCCGAGTATTCCTCCAGCTCGTCTGTTTCCAGCTTCTCGACGATCTCCTTTGGCATCGGCTGGCGGCCTCTGTCCTCCGGCGGGGTATCGTCCTCGATCTCAATCTCAAACTTATCCTCGGCTTCGGCCTTGTTCTCCAGCTCGTCCGGGAACTTGAACTCTTCCTTGTCCATACGTGTTTCTCCTTTGTTAAGCACGACTGATGCCGCGCGGATCCTGCACAACGGCTTCCACCACGTCGTCATTGATGAGTCGGAACTCTTGACCGTGGATCTTCAGCCTTGTGCCAGTGTTCGGACGGGCGAGAATAAAATCCCCCTCCTTGCACCATGGACCATTCGGGAATCTCTTTTCGTCTTTGTAACAATCAGGTCCCATTTTGATCACAAAAAAGACAGTAGCTAGCACCTTCTCTTCGTACAGGGTTTGGTCTGCTTTGACGAGGCCGCTGTCAAACTTGTCTTCTACCTCCGGCAGCGCCACTAGGATGTGGTACCCAGTAGGCTCTGGCAGTTGCTTTGCCTTCTCCTCGGCTGTTTCTGGCAGCGTCGAAGTTTCGCCATCTTGACTGGCGATTAACAATTCACTCATCGGAAAACTCCATTTTTTTAGCAAGGTCTAGGATGTAACCCTCTGCAATTGAGAGACCTCGGATCTCACCACAGAGCTTCTGGTACTCAGCATAGTCATGCGCCGCGCTGTTGGACACGGCTTCGACTAGCTGTTCGCGCTTGTCACGTACTTGTTTGAGAAGTATTTCAAACGCCTTTTCCATAAATTAGTCCTTCTTTTTGGCCGGTTGCTTCGGTTGTGGACGGTTCATCTCGGCCTGATCTTTGGCGATCTGCATGCCGACACGGATACCTTCCAACTCCATTTTGGCTTCCATGTCTGCCTTGTCTTTGGCCGACTTGGCGCCAACCTGCATGCCAGCGATCTCTTTCTGCGCGGCGATGCGCTCTTCCTCGATGCGGATTCTGTCCGCCTTCTCGGTAGCTTCCACCACCAACTTCTGCTTCTTGAGTTCCAGCTCTTGCCCTTTGAGCATGAGTTCCTGCTGTTGCATCTGGACTATTGGATCCATCGCTGCCTGCTGCGCCTGCTTCTGCGCCATCTCGGCCTGATCCTTCTGCAACAACTTGCCAGCAGCAGCCGCCATCATCCGAGATACCTCGACTTCCAACTCCGGTGGCAACTCCTTGTCCATCTCCGGTAGTGGAACGCCCAACATCTCTTCGATCTGCTTTCTGTACTCGAACGCCACATGCTCATTAATATGAGCCATCAACGCCGCCTGCATCATCTGCGCCCGAGGATTCTGGCCAATTAACATCGCAATCTTCGGATCCTGCATGGCCGACATGTGAACCTGAATGTGCGCCTGATGATCCTGGTAGATGAACGCCTTGACCGGCTTGCCATTCAACACCGCCATGTTTTCGGACACAGGGTCTTTTGGCTTCTGATCTTCTGCCGATGGAACTAGCTTGCCGACGTTCTTAATACCTAGAACCTCTAACATCTGACGGTTCAACTCCACCATGTCATAGATCTGTGGATTGACCTGCGCCATCTGCATCACCGCCTGATACTGCACCACCTTCTGGGCCATCGTGGCCGAGTTAGGATCGGAGACAGGGATGACATCGACATCGTCATAGTCCGACTTCTTCGCACGGGGCGATCCTTCTGTCGGTTCGTACGAATACTTATCCGGCGTGTAGTCCCGGATGATGTCCTTCAGCAGTTTCAACTCTTGCTTCATCGCGT